CGGCGTCGCGGCTTACCGATCCTCTTGATCGCTCCACGCATGGAAGCCCCAGGATTTTTCGATCGAGGCTTTGAAGACGGTCCCTTCGGAGCTCGAGCGCGCGCGCCCGGCATCCTCGGGAGCATTCGATCGGTCATCTGAGCGTTCCGGCCGGAACTAACGGCCGCAGAATCACCGCCCATAGCTCCGGACGGAGATCCGGAAATGCTGCTTGCAAGCGCCGATGGATCAAGACCAGCAGAAGGGTCAAAACCGCCCATGGGAACCTCCAGGATTACAGCGGACCATCTGCGGGCAGTGCAGATGGTCCGCCAAATCCGGTGTCTCTACTTCCGGGCCGTTGCGTGCGCCCCGAAAGATCTTTTCTTTACCCAGGACCGGCAGCTTCCAAGGTAAGAACTGTTGCGCTTACGTTCGAGGCGTTAGCCAACTCCGCGCCGGTTGAAGCCACAATAAGTTGCAGCTTCCCGGTGGTGGTATTCCAGACCGGAATTAACCCGGCAAACGTCGCCGAATTAGTCACGAATCCGGTATTCACCGCACGAACGATAATGCCCAAGATGGTTCGCAACGCAAGTTGCGCGGGCGTGATTGGATACCCGCCAGTCGGATACGAAGTGTCGAGAGCCGCCAGGAATTGCTGAATCCTGGTCCTTCCCCAAACATCGTTTCCATCGGCTATTAGAGTTATTCCGATCGCCATGCTGTCCTCCCCTTTTAGCCGAGGTCGTCGACTTCGACGTAGATATCCGAAACGCCGCTTGCAACCGCAGTGAGCGCCCAAGCGCACTTCCGGTTGGTCGGAGCGGTGTTTGCCGCCACGCGGGCAAGTGCCTGCGCGCCGGCTGCACCGATCAAGCAGTCACCTGCCGCTGTTGAAGCCGGAACCGCCACGCCCGCGAGAATTCCGTTCGTGAGAATGTAAACGTAATTCCCGTTTGTGGCGTTGACGTTCAACAAGATGCCGGCGATGCCGTTGACTCCGAACTGCGATTCGCTGGATTGGATGGTGACAACTTCAAACGTTTCGTCCTTGTAATACACAGGACCGACGATGAGAGTTGCCGTGGTGGTCGAATTCAACCGGACGTACTTGTTTTTGAAACGACGTCCGGTTGTCAAATCGGTTGAGTACACCGTTCGGCCAAGAGGGTTGCGCGCGCCGTTGGTAAGCCCAATCGCTCCCTGGGACAAGCCCGGAGAAGCGATGTAGGCGTCGTTCACGGTCGAGAAAGCGCCCGTGTACACTTCGGCGGTTTGTACTGATGTTGCGTAATCGCTTGGTATCGCGAAGGCCATGTGAGTTCCTCCCCCTTAGCCGGTGATGCCCGCGATGCGCCCCATCAAACGTGGCGCTACCACGAGCAAGTTGCCGCCGAACATGTACTGACCGGCAACGTCGTCTGTGTTCTGGGCCTCTTTCCATCCGGTGAAACCGAATTGGTATTTCCGCATGGTGGAGATCCAGAACTGGATGTACTTCGTGTTCAAGAACCAGAGCACGCCAGCCGGGGCGTACTGGTCAACCACGACCTGCGCGCCGTTGTACTGCAACGACTGGAAGCCGATCTTCGCGACGTCCGAAGACGTCTCGTTGAACCGCTGTTGCGGCTGGATCTTGTTCCACAGAATGTTCCAGGTGTTTTGGTCGGTCGGCATCAAGTCCGTGCGTTCGTTTCCGAACCAGGTTGCGCCGAACGCCGTTTGCACGGCCGCCAACGAAAGCGTTGGAACGCTTGCGTAATAGCCGTTGATTCCCACGTTGTCGCCCGTGGCGATGTCCGTCCGGGTGATGCCACCGTAGGTGGCGTAGTTCGTTCCGTCGTCCACGGCCGCGGTCAAGCCGTCCAACGAAATCGTTGGACTAAGCGTGCCCTGGCCGTCCAAGAAGAGATCGGTGCCGAGCAATTGCGCCATCCGGCCGGCAGCGTTCACCATCTTGGATTCGACGTACGACATTGCGGCCTCGGGGCCGCGGTTGAGCACGTTATCCGTGCCGTAGAGAGTGATGTTCACGTAGTAGTACTTGACGTTCACCTCGAGTGCGGTGTCCGTCTGCACGTACGTGATGTCAAACGTTGCACCGCGAGTGAAGGGACCGCCCTTCAACGCGGCATACATGATCGGGTGCCGAATCGTCGTGCCACCCTCGAACTTTTCTGCGTTCTTCGTGCGCAGCCTAGTGAAGATTGGGGAAGACTTGTAAACGTTGTCAACTAGGCGCGGAACGATGAACTTGTTTGTTTTAGAGGTGATGTCATCGTACGTAAGGGCCATTTTCTCGTTCCTCCGCTGAATTTAATTCAACAACCCCAGACCTTCAGGCTGCGCCACTCGGCTTCCCTTCAGTCTTCACATCCACTGGCTCTTACCGACTGCGGGTTTCCCCTTCCGGTAAAGCCGAAACTTGTTATGCGGCCTTGCCTTCTTTCCTCAACTCGGCCGCGGCTGCCATCGCTCCGGACATCGTTCCGCCGTCGTCCTTCGCAGCGGTGGCCTTGATGTACTCGACAAGCGCGCTGCCTTCTTCCGGGATCGAACCAGTCGGCGGCCCGGTAACGGTTCCGGTTCCGGGGATCGACATCTTGGTACGGATGTCTTTCTCGATCTCCTCGCGCATCTTGGCTTCGTTGTTCTTCCCGCGCTTTTCGGAGATGTACTGGTCGTAAGCCTTGTCCGGGAGCAAATTGCCAAGCTGGTTCTCGTGAATGAACTTCAAATAAGCCACGCGATCGAACGGCTCGTGGAACTCCTCGCGGTGCCGCATTGCGATATCGTTCACGCTGAAAATGTATTCCATCGTGGCCGGAAGGGTTTCCTTAAGGAAGGTGTCGCGCTGTTTGCCAGCTTCCTGCAAAACGATTTCCATCAGCTTCGATTCGGACACGAACCCCATGCCCTTCACGCGCTCTTCCACCGCTTTTGCAAGTTCGGCCTGGTCCACGACGCTACCCTCGCTCCCCTTGCCGCTAGCCGCAGCCGCGGACAATTCGGTAATTTTGGCTTCGAGCTTCTTCTTTTCTTCGAAGAGACTGTCCCGCTCCGCTTGAGTGGTTTTTGCCTTTGTGAAAATCGGTTCCGTTTCTGCCCACCACTTCTTGTTCTTGTCCACTAGCTCAGTGGCCTCTTTGGTTTTGTCATCAGCCGCCTTAACCTTCGCGTCGTAATCGGCCTTCAATTTATCGTTAGCTTTTTTGGCCTCGTTCATCATCCGATCGTAATCGGACTGGCGAAGGTATCCCTCTCGAAGAATCTTGTGCCGCGTGGACATGGCGAGCAGGGAATTCCTGTCTCCCTCGTCCGTGATCGTCGCAATCAATTCGTCAAAAGCATCTGGCATTTACTTGTCCTTTCTCCAGGCTGCGGTTGGCTTCCCCGAAGTGCTGGGGCTGCGCCTCACCTTCATGGAGTTACTACCCAGGGAAACCGGGCGCCGTAGCACCCACCTGACTTCCATCCGGAGGCTTGGTCGCCACTGGCCCACCGGCCGTTTGGCCGGCGCCTGCAGGCGGCCCTGCATCGGGATTACTCTTCGCGACCTGATCGACGCCCATCCGCATAATCTCGATCATGCGCTGCGCAAATGGGGCAAAAGCCTCTTCGGTCTTGCCGATTTGCTCGAGCGATTTTCTCAAGATTTCGGTCTGCGCCAGGAAGGCGCCTTTAGGATGGGCTGCATAGCTCTTGTCGATCGCGTTCTTGCTCTGGTCGTCCACGCCCGGCGTACCACCACCGCCCTGTGCGGCGCGCGCGGCAATCCCCTGAGCGACACTTGCCAAGGGAGCGCCTTGCTGACCGGTAACGCTCGGCGGTTGTGGCGGTGGACCGCCAACCATCGGTGAAGCTGGACTTGCCATTGACCCTCAAACGTCCAGATATGGACGGTTAGATTTTCTCACCGGCGCCGTGATCTTCCCGCGGCGTCTTCGTATTCACGCTCGTGCCGTTATCGGTAGTAAGCGGGGCAACGGTTCCAACCTGTATGTACTCGCCCTTCGAAACGCCGAAAACCACCTTGCTATCTTCGCCGTGGCCTTCGTATTCCTTGCTCATCGGTGTTTTCTTTGTAGCCATTTGTTACCTCCAAAAACTGGGATCCTAAAAGCCAAAACGCACAGAGTTAGCGGCTTTCCTTACGACCCTTCTCGCCGCGGTGAAGAGAGCGCTCACGCTTGCCGTGGCGCTTGTGCTCTTTCTTCTCTTCGCGCTTGTGCTCTTTCTTCTCTTCGCGCTTCTCTTCTTCGTGTGCCATTTCAATTACCTCCCAGAAGTTTTCCGTCCGGACCTCGAACGGCCTTTCCTGCGCGCGTTGCTAAGAGAAATCGCCACAGCTTGCTTTTGTGGTCTTCCCTCTTTTACAAGTTGCGAAATATTGCTACTGACGGCTGCTCTCGAATTTCCCGGCGTTAGCGGCATTCAGCGACCACCGCCTCGCTTTGATTCCCGACCCTTGTGGCGCCAGGTCTTGGCAATCTTCGCGAAGCGCGCTTGCTCACCAGTAAGCCCACTATCGTTGTAATGCTTACTGGCAAATTCTTGATTACTCTCGCCAGCACGATTGGCTTTCTTGGTAAGCGCCCCCGGCCGTTTGACAGGCTTAAAATCTTTGTGCCTTTCAGCCATGTCGTCTCCAAATAAAAAAAGCCCGCCAACAATCTTCTGTTAGCGAGCCATTGAAGTCGGCCCTTTCGGGACTTCAATCCGAGCTCAAATTACCAGGTCGCGTTCATCTTGCAGAACGTACAGATTAAACGTCAACAACTAAAATCACTTATAGACCTTTTTTGTAACCGAGTCGACGCCAACAGGAACCCCGTCGCGGAAATGAATCGTCAAAGATCCAGACTTTTTTGTGCCTTGAGTATCACCAATCAAGAAAAACGCGCACTCAAAAGCCTCGCGCGGAAGTTCGATATCAACTCCATCCAAAGACAATTTCGCCGGCATCGGCTTTATGCTAGGCATTGGTCAATTGCGCCGTTCCTTCCGGTGGATTCTGGTCGCTCGACAGCAATTTAACAATCATCTGCGCGAAAGGATTTTGCTGCTGCTGAAGCATCGCTTGTGCAGCCATTAAGATCGTACGCTGCTTTGCTGCCGTGTCAGCCTGGTCCATCGCTTCTTTCTTCAGCCGCATCTCGACTTCAGGGATGTTAATGCCCATATCCAACCCCTCGATCAACGTGCGGCGATCGATGTCCTTCATCATGCGCAAACGCTGCAATGTGGCCGCGCGCTCCACGCGATTGATGTTTAGCAGCGAGCCGCTCTGAATCAGGAACACAAATCGGCGCGCGAACTCTTCTGGTTTCGTACCTTGAGGGATAACACTTCCTGGATTCCAATCGAAATCTTCGAACGTGAGCGCTTCTTTACCGACCATGAACATTCTGCGCTTCATGCTGTAAAACTGGAAAACGTTGGAGATCGTTTGCTGTCCAAGGGTGCGCAAAAACCCCTCGATATTCTTTCCCTTCAGCCGCAACGGGGTTTGCTTCGAATCTTTAATTTGGTCGAGCGTGTCTCCGCTCGGAACCTGATTCTTTCTTACCGCTTCGTCGACGGCCGCAATGCCGGAAGATTGATCCATTTCCCGCGCAGCCATAAGCAAAACTTGCAGGACGAACGATGGCAACTGAGGCTGGGGAACAAACTGCGGCTGGTGCGGTGAAAGCGCGCTATAAACGCCTTTCGCGCCAGGCATCGACCAGTCGATGCTGTTCAAGTGCGCATCGCTAAAAGCGTTCTTCGGCGCCAAGAATCCTGGGTTCACGGCCTTCTTGATCATGTCCAAGATGCCAGCCAAAGTGTTGTTGATGATGTCCTGCAACGGAATCAGCGGCCGAAGTTCGGACACTCCCAAGAATTGCCACGGCACCGCATTCAAACGAAGGGCTTCGAACGGATACATCCCGTGCCAATAAGGGTTTGGACCGTCGTAAACGACGTAATTCTTTTCTCCGCCCGTACAAATCACGCGCCCGCGAGGATAAAGAAGTTCATTCGGCTGCGCTATGTAAGACCAATTCGTTGTCGGATCGCCCATCACAACAGGCACATTCGACGCGTTAACAGTCCAATCCTTGAACCAAAACTCGCGATAGCGAGCGACTGGAAACACGGTCTGAAAGGATTTCTCTGGACGTCCTACCATGCGCTGCATCTGCGGAGAAAGAACCTCAAAAAGAACCTGTGGGATGTGACCCGGCGCCTGGGAAGGAAGCGAATAACGCGAGAGATCCATGTCGGCTTTAACCATCGAGCCAACAAGGGGGAATTTCCTACGGAACCAACTCAACGGCTTCGCTTGCTCCAAAATCACCATCTGCGAAGACTGAAGATCCGTCGTCGGCTTTAACGGCAAAACCTCAGTCGGACCAAGATACAAAATCTCAAAATCACCTTCTCCGCCGCGCAACTCCGGATTCCATTGAAGCTTTCCGTACCCCGTACAGAGAATCGAATACAGGATGATCATCGCCAAGCTAGATTCGCAATTCGATTCCGTCCACCACGCCCGCGTGACCTTGTTGATCATATTGGCGTGCTTGTCGTAATCCGGATTCGTGGCTTTGATTTCAAAGACCGGCCGGATGTCGGTGAGAGTGGCAACCAATTCCCAAACGAGGCGCCAGATGCGGTTGTTTACAGGAGATGTGCGATAGGAAGGACGAGCTCCCGGCCACTGCTTTCCGGTAATGTACTCAATGTACTGACAACCACGGCGGATATCGTCGTTCTGGTTCATGTCGAACTTCGCTTCCTCGTAAGCGCCGCTCAACCAATATCCAATCTGTTGCCGGTAATCGTTAACCTTGTCGCCGGTACCGTGGATGATCTGCTCTCCGCCAGCGTCGGCGATATTCGGCGTCAGTTCTCGAGGAAGGAAATTCGAAGCCATGTTTTAGAACCAGCCCTGCTCTAACGCATAAAGAATGGTTTCCTGCAAATACGGCACAACTTTCTTGCCGTTGAAAGTCGCCCTCTCGACAAGCTTTGCGACTATTTCGGGCTCAAAAGCCAAAGTGATTCCACCAATCACAACTTGCTGACCACCACCGCCAGCCGCGGCACGCGCGTCCTTCAGGTCCGATAGTGCTTGAACCTTCTCCACGTTCAAAGCGAAAACCATCCCAGCTAACTCATCGGAGTAACGAGGCTTCTTACCAAAAACGTCCTCCATCTTCTTTGCCGCTCGGTGATCCACAACAAAAGAGTCAGGCTCCAAGAGACTCCCCATCACGGAAACGACAGCCCCCTCAAGCTTTACGCCAAACCTTTCTCGAAGTTTTGTCAGCGCTTCTCCGTTGATCGGAATCGTGAGCGTTGCGGCGCCTTCTGGCGGCCTCTTGACAGGCGGAATAAAAGTCAGCATCCGTGGCTTCATTGCCATCAATTCTTCGGTATCCCGAAACTTGTGCCCCCCGGCATCACAGTAATACTCGTTTCGCCCCTGTACGTTTTTGAGGCGAATACCTTCAACCCCCCTTTTCGCGCACTCCGGGCACTCCAAATTGCTCGTCACTACTTCAGGCATGAGATTTCCTTTCTAAAGAAGCTTCCACTGATCTTCTTCGGGCACATCGGAACGAATCTGCGAAGTGGTCATATCTGTCGGCAAACCAAGCTCGCTGGGCAACTGTGCTTTCCCTGGCGGAAGGTTCTTCTTCCTCGACCCCTCGAAAGCCGGCGCGTAATCGGTGTTGATGTAATCCTCTCTCTTCCTTTTCCGGATCGTCTCTTCGTCCTCTTCCTCCGATTCGGTCTTGTCCACGCCCCAATCCATATCGTGCGGGCAGAAAATACAAATCATCCCGGACATTACACGGTCGTCGTCGGTCCCCTGACCCTCATACCTTCGCTCTCCCTCTTCCCTAGCGAAGTTCCGCATTTCCTCAATCATAGCCTCGCTGCGAATTATAATCGTCCCGTCGCTGATGCTCTCCCGCATCTTTGTGATGATCTGACCGCGAGTCTTGGAATTGGTGTACCAGCCCATGAAGTCGGAGAAGTAATTCTTGATCTTGTCGTAGTGCTTCCACCGGAACATATTCGGGTATTCGATCACACGCAACAATTGGTTGTTGGTCGTTCCGCCAACGTCGTTGTTGCACTCGACGGCGATTTCAGCGGTGTTGTAATAAAAACCAAGCCCAGCAAGAACGGAAGCGTACGGCGTTGGGTTGATTAACCCATGCCATTCGGCGACCTGTTCGTCTTTTTTCATTCCTTTGCCGATCTTGAAAACCTGGGCACAAGAATAATTGCCACCCAGAATTCCCTGGGCGACGTCGGCTCCGATAGAATATCTTTCCCCAGCTATCGGTTTCTCCCAGATGTGAAGCCTTGATCCGTAGTTTTCTTGCGGCGGAATAAGCGTGTTCCTGTCAACCTTGCGCATGGCCTTTAGGTGAGGCCGAAGCTTTCCGTCTTTTTCTCGGTCCAAATCAATTTCACCAAACAAAATCGGAGGGCAACACTGCGTCTCGAGCATTGTCTGAAGCTTCCTTTTGTCAAAAGCACACAAACCACTGCCCTGAAACGCCTCGAGCCATGTGGCGCCCGGATACTCCTGATAGAATCCCCATTCTTCCCCATCAGCCGCAATGAACTCGTTGATCTTGTCTCGACGCCACTTGAGTTGCTCGTCAGCCAAATCAAAGTTTGCTTCTTTCTTAACCTTCCCGCGAAGCGCAACCTCTTCCGGCGTAAGCTCAAATTTCTCGCCGGCCGGAATTGAAGTCGAATATTTCTTAACCCGGAAAAACTCAATGAAAACTGGTTGCCAGTCGGTCTTTCCCTCCATCGCCGACTTCCAAAACCTGTACCAAAAACCAACGGTTCCGCGCGCCGTAGACTCCATGATTGCCAATTCATCAGGTGCGTTCATGGTCGGGAAAAGGTTCTCGGTCAAAATCGAGGCATTGTCCCATTCACTCAACTCGCTCATGTGAACCGCACGGATAGTTTTTCCAACGGCAGCACCAGTCATTTTGTTGGCCGCATCGACGAAAATCTGCGATCGCAATCCAGGACTCATCATGCGCTCAGTAGGATCCTTGCGATCGAAGACCATATACCTTGACTTGGCTTCGTAACGGGTTTCTGGCCGCATCCACCACGGCAAACTTTCGTACGCCGTACGAGACATGCTAAAGAGATAGTCGGCTTGTCCAGGATCCTGCGCGATGATCAAAGTATTACAACTAGGCGTGAAAATCGTTTTGTGGAAAGTAAGCGCTTGGCAAATTGTGGACAGGCCAAGCTGACGCGCTTTCAGAACGATAATGCGAACCGGTTTCCCTGCAATTTGAATCTCGAAAACTTTTTCATAGAAGATTTCTTGACTATCCCACCAAGGATGGAGAACTTTGTGGCCTTCATATTCCGAAGCGATAACGTGGTAATTTTCAGCGTAGTAGCGGAAGTTTGAAACACATTTCTCAATCTCGCCGTCGATGAAAACTAATTCGTGCGGAGTAAGAAAGGTATACGCCAGCCGGAAATCGCCATTGGCCTTCTCGATATGGCGATCCAGCAATTCGAGCGCATCGTCCAGATATGGATCTTTGCGATTAAGGCGCACTAGGGAGACTCGTTGCCGTCCCCCTCCACCGCAGTAGCTTCGATGACAGTTCCGCCGCCAGCACGTCGAGCCTGAATATCGCGCAAGCGGCTTTCGAAACTGTCTCTCGAAGATGAAGATTCGTTGTTGACCGTCACCCCAATGCCCAAATTGATCGGCGCCCCCTTGTCCTTCTTCCCCATGATGGAGGCAATCCGACCAGTATTAGCCTCGAAACACCGAAGCTGAGTATCGTAATCTGGCTCCTCGCTCGCCAGTTCCAACGTCTTTTCACCTGTATCCGGATCGCTGACTTCCGCAAATACCTTCTTTGTGGCCGTGAGCGCGCCCTCGAGCGCCTTGCGCTCCAACTCCAAAACATCCAAAAACATCTTCACTTCGGCATTCTCGAGCGCTGGAACGCTGAATATCGCGTCGTGCGTCTGCACCATGGCGATCGACTTCTTGACATCCTCCATGGAACAGTTATCTTCCGTGGCGATCGCGTCGAGCTTCGAACCATTCCGAAAGCGCGTCAACCGATAACGATGAATCGGCTCTTTGTCGACGTTGCGAATCTTGTCACGAACCGCAAGCGCATCGCGCTTCGTCGTAACCGCGGTTCTGCCCTTTCCTCGCATCTACGATGACTCGCCGGCGCCCTTCATGCTCTCCAAGGGAATTTCTTCGCCGGGCTCCTCGTTGACTTTGACTCCCATTTTCTTGGCGAGCTCTTCCACTTCTTTCCTGTAAGCGTTAGCTTCATCGTACGCAAGGAAATCGCTTTGATCTCCGCCGCCGTTTTTGGCGCCAGCGTCCTTGACGACAGCAAGATAGAATTTCCCGGTCACTTGGGCGAGAATCCCCATCTGAATAAACATCTTCTCGCCAAGCGGGATCATCTTTTCGCACGCAGCAAAGGCTCTCGAAAGCTGCGCAATGGATTGCTGTAACGTCGAAACCGCTGCGGGAATTTGTTGCAAAACCTCAAGGGATTCTCTGGTCTTCTTGGTTTCCTCGGCGAGAACAGCCATCTGCTTCCGCGCAGCACTGAATTGAAGAAGCGTAATCACGCAGAAAGCCGTGAGCGCGGCAATACAAAAACCAAGCAGAACCCCAAGAGCGGTTTCCATTAACCTTCCTTCTTGGCCGGAACAATGGGATTGTCCGGATCTTCAACAATCCACATTCCGTCGAAAACCGGGCTAGCTGGATTCGTCTGCGGACAAATGATGTCGTTCGGCCGAATGATGATGTTGGCGATCTGCAAAACCTGATCGTCGCCACGCTGAATCACAAGCCCTTCGCTATTATGTACGGCCGTAATCTCGGCCTCGATCGATCGATTGATGTGAAGAACAACCTTCCGGCCAACCTTGAACGGCCGGCCCTTCCTGTCACAGAGAGGCACTTTCTTCTCCCTTCCGCCTTAAACAGCCGCCAAACACGGCCTTGAAACGATGAACTTTCTCGACGTCCGGGCTCTCGAAATCAAGCAGCGCGCGCACTTCCTCTGGAACATACTCGACCGCTTCCAAGAAAAACGGCTTCGGCCGACGTTCCGGAACGATCGCCACGCGACCCAAAGCCGACTCGATGATCAAAACAGCGCCGCCCTCACGCTTGAAGTTATGGATGTCCTCATCGAGAATGTCCAGACCGAGCATTACTTCGACTGGACTGTGGCCAGCGCCTTCTTGTCATCTTTCTGGCTGACGCTGATATCCACCTTCCGGATCCACGGCAAATTCGGCGCCTTGTATCCTTCTGGTGGCTTCCGATACAAATTCGTGAACGTACTGCCGTAAGCGTAATCGAAACTGGCCACAAAACAGTACTCACACGCATCGCAGTAATATTTTGTGCCTACAATTTTCCCGTTCTTCTGACACTCGATCTCGAGCCGCATCTGATCGCCACACTCGCTGCAAATCATCAGCGGCACCTTGATCGGGGCAAAACCTGGAGCCTTGGACATTGGATCTCCTAACTTTGGTCAAGCTGTTCGAGATTTTCTTCCGTTCCGGACGGCGGTGGGGCGACGAATGAACTTTGAGCTTCTTGGTTTTCTGGCTGGGCTTCCTGTTGTGCTGGCACCGCGGTCGTCCTCGGCTTCGCCACGCGAGTTTTCTTCAGTGGCCTGATCAATTCCTCAAGTGTTCCGCCGCACGCCGTACACATGATTTTCTGGTCGGTCGGAACAAGACATCCAGCCTTCGAATCCCAAACATGAGTGGCGAATGTCTCAAACTTATGCCCGACATTACTGCAAACAACTGATCGGATCTGTTGATCCCACATAATTCCCCTTTCACTGTTTCAATTTTGACTCAGGATCTCGAAACTCCTCGACGTTTATTTCCTGCGGCTTAATCTGATGCCGACAACGAATCATCAAATCCACAAAATCGCCGATCGTCGCTGGCTCGATTTTCAACTTCCCCGTCTCTTCGTCCTCCGTATGCCGATGCAAATTCGTGTAGATACCGCCAATTGAGAATTGTTTGCCCTTGTCTTCCACGTTCGGAAACGCGCAGACGATGAAGGTAATATCAGGTTCGTCCCGCAGCACTGACGCGGCGAGCTCGCATTTGGACTGGAAGTGTTTGGGAGAAATTGGCTTGCTCATTGGCCTTCGTCTTTTCTAACACACGGAACCTTAAAACAGCAAGCGTATTCCTCTTTCGCGGCCCTTCTAATTGCCGAAGGTCGTCCATACACCGGAGAATGTTCACGAACTGTGCCGGATCGACTCTGTGTATCAGCCCGGCGACCTCGCGCATGAACTCATCGTTTTTCACGATGCACATGTTTAGCGTCAAAATATCGTGAACTGTGATCCCGAGGGCGTCAGCCACCTTGAACAGAAAATCGAGCCTTAGCTTGTAATAGCCCTTCTCGACCCGATAAACGTAATTGCGCTTCACTCCAATCAGCGAAGCCGCTCCGTTCATTCCCAGGCCGTACATATAGAAAATTATTCTAAGATTCGAAGTGACTCGCCGAACAGCATCCCCGTACTGCAACGGGAAAATATGCTTCCGAATCACCCGCTCCGCGAGCGTAACAACGGGCAGCACAAGCACGCAATTGCAGCGGCGACACTTCCCACTATTGAGCTTGAACTGGTTCAACTTGCAAAGCCGACACCGCACCACTTCACGTTCAGCCGGATCCACACTCCCTTCCCTCTGCCCTGGAAATCTTAGCCACGCAGCCAAGCTTTCCAGTATTGCTCTTCTTGCTCAGAAATCGCGAGAGCGATACGCGCATCCTCGGTAGAACCGTCAGAGGCATCAAACTCCTCGCACAGACATCCAAGAACCGCACACATTCCAAAATGGTCGTCGACGTGATGCCCGCATTTGCAAATTTCGCTCATGCGAGAAAGATGGTGTCGCTGTTAATGAAATCGGAATACGGTGTGATGATCGTCTGAAGGAAACCGCAAAGTGGACAACACGCGAGCGCGGAAGAAACAGGAGGGTCGCCAATCCCTTGCTGGCGCACATCGTACGCCGTGATGGAATGGCCGCAGCCGGGATAATACCGGCCGTTCATTTCGTCGGTGGTTTGCTGCGGGAAGGTCGGAGTACCTATGCCGCCAGGCTGAGTGTACTCACGCTGCTGCGGTGTATTCGGGATCTGCTGGCCAATTACTGGGTCTGCCATACGGCGAGTTTACGCTTGTCCATATATGGACAGCAAGGGATTTGGCTCCGGGGAAAGGATTCAAACCTTTATCGATCGCTTCAGAGGCGATTATCCTGTCGAATTAGACGACCCCGGAATTGAAAACCCGGTGATTTCGCTCACCGGGAAGCGCCTCGCTAGCCGTTAGGCCGCGAGAGGTAGTTCCATTTTGTTGTCAGTTCTTTTTGTTTTACAACCGCAACAGCATTGGCTCGACTGGGGGATACCCCATGAAATCATCAAAAGCTAGCGTGCTTTTCCAGATATTCAGCGGCCAAACGACACAACACTGGATCATCACACAAAAACCCAATCGCCACATTGCACTTGCGATGGATGAATTCTCTTATCTTGCCACCATGCCGATGATCAAGAACTGGATCGGTGCCACATCGAAGATTACCTGCAAATGGCTTCTTACATACTGCGCAAATATTATTCTGCGCTTTCAACAAAGAACCATATTCAGCCGCACTGATGCCGTATTTTCGTTTAATCTTACTGTTACGTCTCCACTCGCGAAATTTAATTCTATGGGTATTTCGATAGTTTTTAAACCATTCCGGATTGTCTCGCGCCCATTTTGCCGCACGCGCCGCATCTTTCTTCCAATAACCAGGATGCCTGAGTCTATATCTCAGCTGGATTTCTTTGCGCGTAAAAGCCATGACATCGAAACCTCCAATTTGGTCGAGGCGGCCAGACTCGAACTGGCGATCTCAGCTTCCCGAAAGCTGCGCGTTTCCTCTTCGCTACGCCTCGAATCTTAAACGGGACTGGGGAGGCGCGCACTACCCAACAGGTGTACTTTGGCTTTCGCCTCGGTTCTCGCCCGCGGTTTTACGCCTCCCTGCCCCTCTCTGTGTGGTATGTGGAAATTGGTGGCAGAGGCGAGATTCGAACTCGCAGTTCCCTGCTCCCAAAGCAGGTGGGATAGCCGTTACCCTACTCCGCCGAAACTTGGGGTAGAAGATGGGAGTCGGACCCACTAGAACCTGATCCACAATCAGGCGCCGCACCGTTTGGCTTCATCTACCATTGGCGGAGACGATGGGATTCGAACCCACGGTTTGCTCATAGACAGTGAGCCGAGGACGGCCACTCCTCTACGCCTCCGAACTTTTTAGTGTCCGCCACAAGCGATCGATTGATTCGCTTCCATCGTCGCCATACGAACATGCCGAATCGCAGAAGACTGGTCCGCGCTCACTGGCGTGTTCGCCACGATCGTGCGCGCGAAAATAAGCGCCGCTTCGCGGATGGCAAGGTACTGTTCGTTCTGCCCCTCGGTGGGCTTGTGGTACGTAAACCAGTTCTTCAAATTTTGTTCCGTGATTCCCTGAAATCCTGGCGCTGGCATCGGCAAAGCTCCCTTCAGATTTGTCATATCCGCCCCTTCTACAATCTAGCGGGCCGAAGCGGATAAATTGGTCCCTGTGCGCGCCCGACCATCGCACTTGACCTCGCTCGTTGACGCTAAATACTGCGTCGATCTTGGTGGAGGCGACCCGATTCTAACGGGCTTTTGCTCGGTGCAAGCGAGCCGTGTTCACTTTGTCACTACGCCCCCATTGGCAGGGTTAGCCGGATTCGAACCGGCGTCTCAAGAGTGAAAATCTTGGATCCTGGGCCGTCTAGACGATAACCCCGAAAAGAGAATTGCACAGCGCTTGCTGTTTTGCAACTTTTTTTAGGCTACTGGCTTTTCTGACCCGCCGTCAATCGCCACTTGCTTCTCCGCAACCTTCGCAATTTCCAGCGTAGCGCGGCGCGCGTGTTCTTTGTTCCACCGCTCGGCGTACTTCTCTGGCGTCACACCGGCCTCGTAAAGACAAATAAGCGCCGCGACTTGAACCTTCGAAACGCGCTTTTGATCGTACTCAATTTGCCGCTCGCGCGTGTTCTCTTCCCACCAAATCGTGCGATAGAGAAGCTTTAGAGCTTCAAGCGGAGACATTTCGTCACCACAGGTCTTGCATATCACCACCCCGCGGCGCTCATCGACTTCTAAGACATTGTGCTCGCAATGGAATCGTTTGCCGGTCGTCTTACCATCGACGACCTCCTCAACGATCACGTAACCGTCATTCCGTTTCTTCTCAAGCGAATGCCGTTCTTGTTTCGGCTGCATTTCAATTACGTCTGCCATATAAACCCCTCAAAACTGGAGCCGCCAGAAGGTTACGATCCCTCGTCTTCTCGTTACAAGTGAGAGGCTCTACCAATTGAGCTATGGCGGCGTGAAATTAAATCGCGGCGAGCTAAGTAGGGCGGTACGCGCTTGGACCGTAACATCCGCCAAGCGGCCGTTTTATTCACCAAAAATATTCAAACGGTATCCCCCTCGCCGCGAACTTGGTAGGGTTGGCGGGAATCGAACCCGCGTTTTCTCCTCGAGAGGGAGATTGACTTCCACTGTCAGACAACCCCAGAAATCTCACAAATCTTTTTGTAGCCAGCTTCCAACATCGACTCTAAATCCCGCTGCGAGATATCGCAATGCACTCGCTCCTCGCCGATGTCGAAGCTTTCGCCGATCTCGTACCTGCCGCCCTTCATATTAGGAAGATTCACGTAAAAGAACGGCCCCCCCGCAATCTTTGCGTAAAAAACAAATTGCGCCACATACCCTAAATCGCCGGGCTTTTCTACGGCCGCCACCAACTTCGCGTTTTCTTCCTCCGACAAATTCTGTGCGGGAACATTGGTTTTGAAACCCGTGAAAAACGGCCTGCCAATTGGACGCGGATGAGGAGCTCCCTCGTGATATTTTTTCGGAACGCGCCGGTTCAAAGCTTCGCCGACATCTTCGATTTGAGCTTCGGTCATGGCGATCCTTTCTGAAATTGGAGCCGATGGACTGAATCGAACAGTCGTCTTCGATGTACGAGATCGACGTCTTCCCACTGGACGACATCGGCGAAATGGAGCGGATGGAGTGAATCGAACACTCGTCACCTGTTTGGAAGACAGGGGTAATTCCACTATACGACACCCGCTTGGTGGGCGATGAAGGAATCGAACCTTCGTTCTCGGGGTAAAAGCCCGATCTTTTCCCACTAAATTAATCGCCCGTTGACGCGCCGCTAGGCGGTATTAGCCGCATCGCAGCACTTTTGGTAGCTGCTTCCCGTTCTGGACCCGATGTGGGCTGTTAAGCCCGCGGTGAATCCGCGCTCGGGTCAACACGCGGAACGCGCCACTCTTAGAACAATCTGCCGTGCCCGAAGCCACCGCCGCCAAAGGCACCTAGCAGATACAGAATCAAAAGGATTATCAGGATCGTGCCCAGCCCCATCCCGAACCCGCCCTGCGCTCCCCAGCGGCTATTGCCGTAATAACCGCCGCCCACACCGAACACCAGAATCAGCACAATGATAAGCAAAATCATCGGTCACCTCTCATGACTACCTCCGGTTACGCCGCTGGTACTGGCGCTTTTGGTTTCTTCAAGAAATCGTAAATGCCGTTAGAGCCTAACGCCGTGCCGAGCGTGGTGATAAGAAATTGAATGCTGATCACCTGCCCAGGCTGCGCGGCGGCATAAGCCAATGCAAGCGACGCGGCGATGCTGATGGCTATGGCAACCTTCCCGTTAATCTGCGGGACCAGTTGCTTCACGCCTTGCAGTATCGAGGCAACCACCCCAGCAAGAACGATGACAGTCTGCGCAATGCCCATCGACTGCGTTGGAGCGGCCGGCGCCGATGGCGCTGTCTGCGCCATCAAAACCGTTGCGAACAGCAAGAAGCCGAAGAACACGAGCAACGACTTGTATTTCGATTTCATATTTCCTCCTCGATCACAATCAACAAAATTGGCTGGGCAGGACCGATTCGAACGGTCATCCTTTCCGGTAACAGCGGAACGCAATACCAATTATGCTACTGCCCAATAAACTTGGTGGGAGTGGAGTGAATCGAACACTCGTTTCCTCTTTAAGAGAGAGGGCTTCTTCCACTGAATTACACTCCCGGAGCCAGCACTGAGAATCAAACTCAGGTCGTCGCATTACCGATGCGATGCTTTGTCACTAAGCTATGCCGGCGTACCGACCCAGGAAATCGAATCCTGCTTAACTCCCTTGTAAGGGGAGGGCCGTCACCAGACGACAAGGCCGGCGAAATGAATGGTATCTAAACAGCGAGCGACCGTCAAGCATTCGCTTCAGTACCCGTGTTTCGCACTGGAATAAACCCAGAACTCCGATAGAGCGGCAAAATCTCATACCTCACAATGGCAGCCAGGATTGCGTGCCACGTTTCATCGCTGTACGGCCCATCCGGCAAATCATTCCCTCGCGTGTGCGTCTCTCCGGGATACGGAGCGCGACAAGATGCAATACAACCCATATAACCGTTTGGCTTCTCTGGCGACGGGAGAATCATTGAAATTGAATAGCTGTGAATTGCAGTGTACAAGCGAAAACGAGTCGTGTGAGTTTTGATATTCGTTTCAAGGTGCTCAAGAGCATCCTTTCCACCGGTGGTCACCAATTCGTCAGCATACTCATACGGCTTTTTCATTGCTCCTCCTAAGAGTGGCGCTGACTGTCCGAATCGAACGGACGTTGCTCGTGCTTCAAACGAGAGTACTTCCATTGTACGAAGTCAGCGTTGGTGGTGACGTGGTGAATCGAACACCCGTCGCGCGGTTATCGACCGCGAGCTCTGCCACTGAGCTACGCCACCATTCGTCCATATCTGGACAAATGAAATTTGGCGGAAGGCAGAGGATTCGAACCCCCGTCCCGTTGGAGACGCCCTGGCTTTCAGGGCCAGTTGCCGCCCTTGCAGCAGTGCCTTCCGATGGTGGTCGCCCACGGTTACGATCCGTGCCGTCTCCCCAATCCGGGAATCTCGCTCGGGTATAAGCCGAACCCGCACCCAGTGCTGGCGACCCATATTAAAATTATAGGCCGTTTCCTTTAACAAGGATCGGCCTATTAAAACAAACTTGAATGATGGCCGGGGTACGCGCCGTCTACACGGCTTGCCCTTCGCGTACCCCAACCCAAACTACGAAACGATGTTACCGACCAGCCTGACGAGCCGAAGCCGGCGCCGGTGGCTGCGTCTGCGACACAGGTGCGCCGAGCCCGATTGCCAACGTTGCAGCCTCACCGGAAACGACGTCAATCGTATCCGTCGCCGTTGCCGAAGTGCCGTCCGTGTGCGTGATGACCGCCGTGATCGTCACTCCAACCGCAAGCGTCGTTCCGCCAACCAACTGACCGGAAGCGAGCGAGCCCGGAGCCGGCGTTGCGTCGGGAACAACCGAAAGCGATGCTGGGGCCGAAGACGTGACAGTTACCACATCACCTGGTTCAAGCTGCGCCGGCTGTCCGTCCGCGTCCAAACCGGTTACAGAATAAGGCGCCTGCTGGGTATCTCCAATCTGTGGGTTTGCCATTTCGTTTTTCCTCCGTGAATTTTACTTCTGTTGCACTGCTTTACCGAGGGTGAGTTTCAGGGAAACCGCCTCCCCAGGTACTTGTGGTTGCTTCTGAAGTGCCTTCAAGATTTGACCGAGAACATTAGAAATCTGTTCTCCTCTCGTATCGACAGCAGTTGTAAGCCTGTTGATCGACACGGCAATCTTTTCAAGCACTGTAACTACAGGAGTCAAAAACATTACTTTTTCCTCCCTTACGAATCTTGGAGGCGCGGGCGTGAATCGAACACGCTCATCGGGACTTTGCAGGCCCCAACCTTCCCACTTGGCTACCGCGCCACTGGTGGGGCTGGAGAGATTCGAACTCTCAAATTATCCCGCTTAGAAGACGGGCCGGATGTCCCTTACCGCACAGCCCCAAAGAAATTTAATTCATGTCCGCGTGCCGTGCAAACCTTTTTCTGTAAATATTTATCAACACGAGGTTCTGTTTGCGATACATCCAGCCCCTAGCGTACTCGGTCGCCTCGGCGAAATCCCTATCGGTTGCCTCTCGCACGCTCATATCCGCCGCGAGAACCCCAATGAACGCGCAGGAAAAGCAGAGAACGAACCAATCCGGCCGTATGTTTACCGGGAGATCGCTCGGAGTTAAGCAATTTGGGCACGCTGATTTCATGGCACGATTTTGGTGCGCCACCGGAGATTCGAACTCCGATCTAGTGGATTTTAAGTCCACGTCCTCTTCCAGTTGGGATAGTGGCGCATTCTAAATTTGGTGCGCGAGGAGGGAGTCGAACCCCCAATCCCGAAGGCGTCAGCTTCTAAGGCTGATGTGTATGCATTCCACCACTCGCGCAATGTCACTCAACTTCTCGTTGCTGCTCTTCCATCGACTTCTCTTCTTTTCTCGGCTCCCTGATCGCTTCGGAAACCTTAAATTCTTTTCGGCAATGAGGACACGTAAACATATTGTCCGTTCCGTGCTTACAAGTAGTTCCCATCACCCCTCCAATATTGGTGCGAGCGGCGAGATTCGAACTCGCAAAAAATGACTTTTGGGGTCACCGTGTCTACCAGTTGCACCACGCTCGCATGGAGCTCTCGGCGAGATTCGAACTCGCGTTACTCGATTAGGACTCGAGCGCCTAGTCCATTCGGCCACGAGAGCACGCTTGCTGTTTTACAGGAAAGACTTCAGGCTTGCAATAGTTATTTGGCGGTCCCGTCCGGATTCCAACCGGAATTTTTACCTTCGGAGGGTAGTGTCCTGTGCAATTGGACGACGGAACCGAAAATGGTGGAGCAAGAAGGACTCGAACCTTCGTAGTCCCGAAGGGACACCGGATTTACAGTCCGGGGCAGTTGCCGCTGTGCCATTGCTCCAAACTTGGCGGTCCCGCACGGATTCGAACCGCGATCGCCAGATTCGTAATCTGGAACTCTTTCCAATTGAGCTACGGGACCGAACTGGCGGAGAAAGTTGGATTCGAACCAACGGTGCCTTTTACAGCACGTCCGAGTAGCAGTCGGACCTCTTCAGCCTCTCGAGCATTTCTCCGTGGCGCGCAGCGAAAGGATCGAACTTCCGTTTCCCGATTTGGAGGCGGGCGGTCTACCACTGACCTAACTGCGCAAAAATTTGGCTGGGAAGCCACGACTCGAACGTGGATAGCTGAGTCCAAGGCCCAGCGGCCTACCTTTGGCCGACTTCCCAGTTGGTTGCGGACTCTGGAGTTGAACCAGATAAGGCCATCCTTATGAGAGATGCGAGCGCACCGTAGCTCAATGTCCGCGTCAGAAATTGTACAACGCTTCCACGACCGCCAGAAACAGAAAATCTTTCGCGCGCTGCTGCGGCGGCAATTGATCGTAAGAAACAAAACACGGATGCTCTTTCTTCTCGACGTCCTTCACTGGCCCGTATTTCCATCCATCCTTCGTCTTCTCCCGCAACCAACTTTCGTGCGACATGCTCGGGCTCGGAAGTGTTTTTGATTCTCTCAGCGACTTTAAAACGAACTCAACGCCAGTGATGGCCGACTGGCGTTGCCACGTCGGAGCATCTTCCCACCGTACCTGCGAGTTATCGCCGATCGCCTCACAGTAGGCCCGATTGGCCTCATGGCAAACCCTTGCAACCTGTTCAGCTTTCATAGTGTCCTTTCGAGGTTAGTGGTACCAGCGGCCGGAATTGGACCGTGCATTTCTTCCTTATGAGAGAAGCGTTCTTACCGTTGAACTACGCTGGCGAAATTATCGCGCGCTCTTTCCGGGCTGTTGCGCGGCCGGTGCGACCGGATACGGAGTGAACGGCTTTGCGCCAGTTCCGGAAATCGGTGTCGGCGATCCGCCACGCGGCCCGCCCGCAAGCGGATACGGCTTGAACATCTTGTCCGCAGGAACCGGGCCTTCGCGCCGCACGAACGCGCGCTTCTCGGCCGGCGCCACGTAACGCAGCGCCTTCCCGCGGTCGTCGATATACTTCCGAATGACCGGATCGGTCAAACCGTGGCGCGTCAGGTGATCGCCCAAAAGACTCAATTCGTGCGAACGAATCTGGATCTCGTTTTCATTCATCGGGGTTTCCATTTTTTCTCCTGCCGTCCAGATATGGACGGCGAACTTTAGGGAATTACATAAGTACAGAACATCACCTGACGTGCAAACCTTAGCTATTCTGTCTTGATTGTAGATCCGAAATCTCTTTCGTTTGTGCTGGGGTACGCTGGGCCACTGGAATTTTCACCAGGTCAGCAAGGCGAGCAGTTTCGGTTGAATTCAAAGCCATCGGTTGTCCTCCTTTCTTGATAAATTTTTACAACCAGGTGATGCTCTGTACCAAACTTTTTGGTGCCGCTGCGAGTTTACGTCACTAGCGTTACTGACGCAGGAGCCGTGTTCACCACACAGTTTCCCGCAGTACCCAATGTTACGGCACCTTCTTCCGGCAAACAGTCCAATTTAGGACTATCGCTAGGAACCTTGTCGTCCAGACCTTCGGACGATCCATTTGCATAGACGCCAAGCTCGTCCTCGACGGAGCGAACCCAATCAACCAGCATCTCGAGCGTAGCCTTGTCTGTGGAAACATAGTGATCGTACAAATAGGTAATGATGTCAGAGACGCGATAATCCTCCACCTCACCCGGCGTCCATTTCAATGCCCACGATGGAAGCATTGCAGTTTTGTCAAAACACCAAAACCATCCCTGGTTCCTTATAAATTTAGTTACGTATTCTGGCGGAGTAGCAAAATAAATTTCCCTCGTCATACCAATGGCGGTATATGCCATTCCTACCGCACAAGCCCCACCGTCATCGTCAAACAACATTCCTCTACGCCCATGCTTTTTCAACGTTGATCCAAGCATAATCGCATCTGATAGCCGTTGCATGTTCGAAATCTACCTCCGACCAGAAATATAGTCAAGAATAAACTACGAGCGTTCGTCCCACTCCCACAATCCCAAATGCCCGGTTGCCGGAAACTCGACGCTTCCAAACCGCTTTACCACTGGACCGAGAATCCATGCCCACCGAGCCATCCCGTAATCGCCAAACGCTATTTCCTTTGACTCCAATTTGTCACGGATGTCTTCTGTCCGAACACAATCCAGCAAACTCGTCACACACACGATCGAGCCGCGATAGAGTTCTGGGCAGCAATTGCCTAGCGCCTTAGCGAACGTGGGTTCCTTGCACCATTCCTTCGCCCATCCTGGATACGTTTTCGCCGCATGGATTGCCAACGGCCCTCGGTACGGTGTTTTCCACGAGCGCGTCTCGATTCGCTTTTCTTCGAGCGCTACCAACGATGCCCACGGCTGCGTCATAGAAAGTGCTTTCATTCCACGAAGATCCAATCTGCGGCTTTCACAAATCCCGGCCGCGGGTAATCGAGTATCCCCTTGGTCCGCAACGCGCCCAAAGGATTTACGAACGCTCCGCCTTTTACTTCGTACCCGCTCCGCATCGCGAGATCCGCACGCGACACTTCCTCTTGGCCACTTTCCTTGAATAGCGCATAGAGGATTTTCCACTCAGGGCCACTGCAAATACTCTGAAGCCTCCGCATAATCTCTTCGGAATCAGGCGGCGGAATCTCTCCGATGGTGGAAAGTCCGCTAGCTGTAAGAGAAACAACTCCCGGCGCCGGATACTCCACAAGCCCGAGTGTCCGCAGTTTCCCGAGCGGATTCACAAACGCCCCACCGTTCGGCGAATACAAAGCCCAAGCTGCAACCATTTCTTTCGGCGGAGTTTCTTTCCCGATCGAGCGCAGTTCGGAGAGTGCGCGAAGAATCTTTTTCTCCGGTCCACCCAAATCTCCGTTCGACGCATCCCGCTCAATTGGCGGAAACTTCTCAAGCTTCGGCAGCGGAGGAAGCGGCGACGGCTTTGGTGGATCATCACTAGAAACTCTTACCTTCGGCAAATTTGACGATCGGGGAATATTGAACCTCTTAGGAATCCTCATTCTTGCCAATTCACTTGCCAGCACCGAAAGTTGCCCCACGCCGTTTACGACTTGCCGCGTGATGCTCAATAAATCCTCGAATTCTTTTTTGTGATGAGCTTCGCCAGCCTTGTACCTTTGTATTTCATTCCACTGCGAATTGTCAGGCTGCTTCGTTTCAATTTTATGGGTCGGCTGACTACGCAACTGCGCTTTGAGAGATCGAATCTCTGTACGCAATTCCGCCTCGGTCTTCGCCTTCTCCTCGGCTTCCTTCGGCAAGTCCGCCAGCTTCGGCAAAAGCTTCTGGATTTCATCCGGTGCCGGGGGCGGCGCATCGCCGTACTTCGCATCCTCAACTTCATGGCTCGTTTCAACCGGGCCAATGTGAATCAAAATCCGCTCTTTCGCGATCGCTCGACCGAGCCCGTAGAAATTGCCAGGCTCCAGCACGCGCATCTCAGCATCGAACTCGCGCCGATCTTCTGGACGAATACTCAGCAATTCAGCCGCACGCTTCAAGTCGACGTCCTCAAACGTCGACCCAACGAGGCGATTCAAGAACTCCGCGGTAGCGTCCTTCCGGACTTTCCCAAGCCTCTGCGTAGCCCAAATCGAGCAAAAACGCCGTTTCCGGCCGCGCGTGGCCATCCCAATTAGCGCTTCCGACGCTTCACTCTCGCCGGCGCCGCGCTCTGGAGCGAACGTGTGAACCTCATCCACGATGAAAATCGTCGGCCGCCACAGCTTTTTTGGTGCGTCCACAATCGCTTCAGCGAACAATCGCACCCACCGATGCCGCTCCGAAGGCTTCATCTCGTACAAATCGCACACCGCGGAGGCGCGGAGCTCGAGTAGCTTATGAGCTACAAGCGCCGCGGACCGCGGGTCTGCCGGTGTCTCGCCACCTTTGCCGACCAAAACAAACCCAAACTTCTCGCGCAGCGTGGCGAACTCACCTTCCGGATCGATGATGATAACGGGGACTTTCCCGAAGAGTTGCTCGGCAATTCTCCGCAGCAAATAGGATTTGCCACCACCGGAATTGGCCTGAATGAGAAGGCGCGTGCGAAGCAAGATGTCGATATCAAGCTTCGCGTTATGCGCTCCCGATTTTCCGAGCACGATGTAACTCATTATCGAATCGACCTCACGTTCCTTTTGAGCATCCCGTATTCCTTGAGCCTCCGGTACACGGTCGCCCGGCCGACCCCCAAGATCCGCGCAGCCTTGGCCACGTTGTTTTCCGCGTCGAGCATGGCGCCGATCACCGCTTCCTTAATGATTTCCTTTAGCGTTCTGGTCATTCCGCCATCTCCCGCCACTTGACGAACTTATCGCGCAGCCGCGACCACCAGGTGGGCTTATTCCGCGCCAAATACATCTCACGCACAAAATTGTCGATGGTCTTCTCCATCATTCGCATCTCTCTCATCACATCTGACCGCAACAACTGCATTTCCTCTTCCCGTCCAACCCGGTATTTGTTGTACCCCCATCCACTCACCGACCCGTCCCCGAGCACGAAATAATCGTACCCGTCCCCGCACTCGATCGTGAACGACCCGTCCGATTGCACCGTGCCAACATGAATCGGATTCTCGAGATTCAGAACTTTCGGCTTCCCCGCTTCAATCACCAAAATCTTGTGGCCACCGGGAATCAGGCTGGGATCTTTCGGCGTTCCGAGAACCGTCGCAAGCCCACCTTTGGGCATCCCGCTCTTCCAAAAGTTTTTACCGTTGTCATCACTATGATAGTCATGACGAGGGAATTTCCTGTAGTTGCACACCCGGCGCTGCCTTCCATCCGGTGGCTCCCAAACGTCCCCGCAAATCTCCTCACCGCCAAACTCGTCCGTCTTCCAATCCCGTTCATTTGGTTCCATCGACCACCCCTTTCTTCGCTTTTCTTATCTCGATCGTCACCCTAACCCTTACCCTTACCCACTCCGCCTCCTTCAACATTCCCGGACACGGTTCCCCATTCACCAAATGCCGACGCGGATATCGGAAAGTCAAATCTCCCTGCATCCAACCAGAGTGCGGTATCCTCCCAGTAGAAATCTTTCCGCACTCTACACAACGAAATTTAGTTTCTGATTTCTTGCCCACCGATCTCCGTTTTCCAGCCTTGACCGGTCCCAATTCCTTCCACGTCCGACCTGTCACCACACCATAAACATTCCCGTACGAAATCCCAAGCGCCCTTGAAATCTCAATCGATCTCATCCCCTGACTACGCATCTTCCGAATCTCTAAAACCTGCTTCTCGGTCAAATTCGCTCTCCTCGACCAGCGCCCCCGCTTTATTGCATCATCCGCGTTGTTCTTGTGCGTCCCCTCGTACAAATGCTCAGGCTTCGAACACGGCGGATTATCGCACTCGTGTAATGCCAACTTCCCCTTCCTCAACCTCCTCCCAAGTTTCCTCTCTAAACTGAATCGGCTCGCGTAAATCCACTTTCCCTCGTACATGAACTTCCCGTACCCCTGCCGCGTGCTCCCCACCCACCCCCAGCACCCCTCCCCGTTCTTGATTACGTGGTTCCAATACCGCTCCTCCAACGTTGCCGATCTCTTGAAATGTGCCACTCTCTTATAAGCCAATTCCACAAAATCAAAATATCAGGAATAAAAAAAATTGCAACAAAAAAAATAACAACGAGCGCACCCCCTCCCAAAACTATACAAGTCCGCTCCATTATCGGGTTTGTCATATCGCCGGTGGTTTTCTGGCTTCAACCCCTTCGCGCACACGTCGCACCTAGAGAGCGACACACACACTCAAGCAGACGCAAGCGACGACGGAGAGTAGGCACACGCGATGGGGAAGCAACGCGCGCCGGGAGCGGCGGAGCCGATCACCATCTAACTAACGAAGCCGCGCAGCGGCAGGGACACATCCGTTTCCATATCACCCGGCAACGGCATGTGTGAGCCGACCACGTAGCATCCAGACAGTACAGGCCACTCGACCAAGAAGAATCGCTCGCCGCAGCGACAGCCATAAAGGTACGCGCGGGTTAGCTCGCCGCGCACGCGGCACCGTGGGCCTGGGCGCCGGCGGATTTCGCCGTGACACTGAGGACAGATTTCGTACTTGTGG